TAAAATTGAAGTTATGGATGAAGGTAATTGAAAATGGAAGAAATAAATTTAAATGGAAAGATTTATGTTTTAAAAGCAGAAATTAAGAAAGATAAAAATGGTAATTAAGAAAGATAAAAATGGTAATCAAGAATGTAATAATTGTGTAAATTGCCATAACTCTACTTGGTGTAATAACTCTACTGCGTGTGATAACTCTACTTGGTGTGATAACTCTACTGGGTGTGATAACTCTACTGAATGTAATAACTCTACTGGGTGTTATAACTCTACTATGTGTAATAACTCTACTGCGTGTAATAACTCTACTGTGTGTGATAACTCTACTTGGTGTGATAACTCTACTGGGTGTGATAACTCTACTGAATGTAATAACTCTACTGGGTGTTATAACTCTACTATGTGTAATAACTCTATCAATTGTTTTTACTGTAATAAGTTATTGTTAGAAAAATATATGATATTTAATAAACAAGTGACTAAAAAAGAATTTGAAGAAATATTCACCAAAGCAAAAAATAAATTAGGATATTATAAACATCCAGAAAACTTATCCAAAGAAGATATTGATTGGATGGAAAAAAATGTTAAACAGTTTGATAAAAAAGTGTTGGATAAAGTTATTGAGAATAGTATTTTGCCCGACAAACCAAAAGAAGATTAATGAGGTAGAAAAGAAAAATGGAAGAAAATGAAGTATATTGTGTATGTTTAGGCATGAAAAAATATGGTGGAAGTTTTGCATCAGCTTTAGGAAAAGCATTAGCTCATGCAGATATTCCTAATCAACATAAAATTAAATTAACTTGGCCTAGATTGTGGGAACAATATTTAGAAATGGGTGTAGAGAATTACATAAAAAAGTAATGAAAGAAACTTACAAAGTGATTATCGACTTAGAATAATTAACTTTCGCTAAAGGACATCAACACAGTTGATAAAACGACTAAACATATCGACAACCGACGGGTTTGCAACAATGAAGGTTTGGTCGTGTCTGGCGATAAAGTGTAACTTATTTTGGGATATCAATCGGGGCAACGTGTATGAGTTCTGACAACTTCATACCTCCCATTGACCCAATAATAATGAGGTAGAAAATGAAAGAAAAATTGATAGAATTAAAAAAAAGTGATATTGTTTGTGAAACTTGTGGAGTTAAAATTACTAAAAAGAATTTCTATACACATAAACATGATACTTATATCGATAAAAAAATAATTAGGAGATATGATTAATGAGAGTGTAGCTTAATCTGGTATAGCCCGAGCGAATGTCTTTAATTAGAGATTTGTCGAACGTAAACTTTTCAGGAGTGGAGACCTGTAGTGTGGGTTCAAATCCCATCGCTCTCACATTAATATGAGGTATAAAATGATTAAAACAACTGAAGAAATAGTTAATGAAGAAAATAAATGTATCCATAATTGTAGTATGACTGATGACCTTAAACGAATTAACAAACAATGGGCTGATATTGAAGATTTAATCAAGATTATTAAATGGAGAATTATAGAATTAACAGATGAATTGTTATTATATCCTCCTCCAAACAAATTAGAAAGAATTACAGGTGGTTTAGAAGAACTAAAAAAATTATTAGAATTATTAAAACGTGAGGAAGAAAATGGATGATATTAAAACAGAACAACAATTTAAAACATGTTTACTGAAATGTGTTAGGTATATGACTAAGGTTGGAGAATCAGAATCTGTTGAGGTGGATTTTGGAAAAGTTAAAATTGAATTAAGATTATTAAAAGGTGAAGAATGGCAAAAATATTAATTGAATTTGAATACGATGAAAAAGAATTAGGACCTTATTGGTTTAATATAGATAATTTAAAATCATGTTTGTTTTCAAAATGTAATACTAAAAAAGAAATTTTAAATGTTAAAGAAATAAAACATGTTTTAGAAAAAGAGAGAACCACTGGGTTATTTTAAAGAATTTGAAGAGGTAGCAGAGAATGATTGAAACAACTGAAGAACTGGTAAGTGAATATGGGCATTGTTGTGAATGTGAAACAAATCATATAAGTTGTATATTAACAACTGATGAAAGTGTTAGAAATAAACGATGGGCTGATGTTGAAAAGTTAATCCCTCTATTAAAAGATGGTTTATCTAGTTGGGATGAAGCTTATAGGATTATTACTAAATTATTAAAATTATTTAAAGAGGTGCAATGATGGAATTAACTGAAATTTACAATAACATTACAAAATTAAAAAATGACGAAAAGAAACATTTGATATTATTGTTGTTGAGAACTGAACAAATAAAATACACAGAAGTTTCAGAAGAATATATAGCATATTTGGAAGTAAAAGACAAAGAAGCACTAGCTAAAGAAAGTTTATTTGGTAATTGTTTAGCAGTTGCAATTAGAAAACCAACAAAAAGCGAATTGGAATTTCATCAATCTCAAGCTTATGTTTTATTAGAGAAATGGTTACCTAATGAATGGTTAGAAAAATATCTTGCTAAAAGAAAAGAAGATTTGATTAAAAAGAATAGGAGATTATTACAATGATGAGTAAGAAAATATGTAATTATTGTAACATAAAAACTGGTGAGTTTTTTATTTATTACAATCTAAATAATATACTCATAGCTTGTAAGAATTGTGGACAAAAAGAATTATTGTGTGAGCAAGAATGAGTGAATTAAAAACATTGAAAGATATTACTCCTGAATTAACAGCATGGTTCAAAGAAGTTCCTGTTGTTAAAAGAAAAGAATTAAAACAAGAAGCAATTAAATGGATTAAAGAAATAAATTCTGGGAAATTAATAACAGTAGGTTATGATGAATATTTAAAAATACCCGTACAAGTGATTGCAAGAGATAAACCAAAAGGAATGATAGAAACTCATTACATTACTTCATGGATCAAACATTTCTTTAACATAACTGATGATGAATTAGAATGACAACACACAGACAATTAATGGGACAATATACATTTATATGTAAATACTGTGGTGAAGAACGAGCAACAGACCACCCTTTCAAAGCGTTTTGTAATTCTGATTGTAAAAGAATTTATCGGTCTGTTAAATATATGAAAGAGAGTAGTGTTTGGCGACTTGACGATTACGATAAACAACTGTGGCACACATTACACTCAGCTCCAAAAGTTCTAATTTGTAACAACACTAACTGTCCTTATTGTGACGGTCCAGTAAAACCAGGAGCTTATAATAAATTATATTGTAGTTACAAATGCAATAAAACATATTTGAGAATTAAAAACAGGAAAACTAAAGGGGTTAATTTCAATGAAAGAGATGCAAGATTATGGGACAAACTGCATAATAAAAAAGAAACAAATACTAAGAACAAGAAGATGTAAACGGTGTGGGTATTTCTACAAAACCGCCAATAAGTTCAGTAGAATTTGTGAAAGCTGTTCATTAAGACATAAGAAGAATAGAATTGTAAAAGAATAAAAAAAATTAAATAATCTTTAAATCTGTGTTAAGTTTGTGTTTAACAAAGTTACTTATACCACTCAATAAAGGAGCAATAGCCAAATACCAACTACTTTCTCCATAGATTGAAGCTACACCTGCAATGATCACAGGAACTCCTACTTTAACAAACTTAATTAATGTTTTTTTATAATCATACTTACCTTTAATATTAACTTTTACCATTTTTGATTTACCTCGTTATTAAAATATTTTGTTGTTTTCTTTAATATATAAATTTATATAATAGTTACCGTTACATCTAATAATTAGGATTGATATGATCGTTGGTTCGTTCTTCTTGCCTACAAATATGATATATTAAACCACCATAATTAACACATCCATTCTGATTTAAATATTTACATTTGTTTGCTTTTGCAAGTTCTTGAGAAGTACATAACCAAATACCACTCATATTTACTGCTCCTTCGCACATTTCATCTATCGTCATTTTTTACCTTTAATTATTTTAATTAATTCTTTCCAGTGACATCCTAAACAATCAGACATAAAACTAGATTCATTCCATTCATTAATCTCTTTAAGTTGCTTTTTTCTTGTTTCTTCTTCAACCATTTTAATTCATCTATGATTCTATCTTTTATACGAGAAGGGCTCATTATTAAATGATAATGTAAACATTTGGGACAAAACTTAAAATCATCCATTTGTTCGTATAAACATTCTTCACATTGATACCTTATTTTCTCTATTGCCATTTTTAACATTCATAATGAGTTATCTTTTTATCACAATGTTTACATTTCATCTTTTGTCATTTTCCTGCTTTTCTCCAACATTTTTTACAGATAGTTATTTGTGCATTATTTCTTAAAGTAAAACTCTTTTCAGAATAACTTACTTCTTCTCCACAAACATCACATTCAAGAGGCATCTTCATCATCCTCTAATATTTTTTCTAATTTACTTTCTGCTAAACATCTATATTTAATGTGATGTGTAGTGTAAGTACCCCAATCAACTTTTTCTAAGTAAATACAATCGTGATTATATTGATAAGGACATTTGATAAAATCCTTAGCAATTCTTTCACCACCATTACATAAATCTGATTCTGATTTATAACTCATTTACTAACCACAACAACTTCATCAGTTTTTAATTTCTCAATTGATTCTAACCTTATCTTTTCTCTAAGTAATTTCTCATCTTCTTCCTTTGTGATCTTAGCAGTCAACCTTGCTTGTCTTCTTAGTTCCCTATCTTCGATTGTTTTCTCTGCCAATGATTTTACACTTCTGTCTTCTATATCTTCAGACTCAAATTCCTTACCTAAATAATCCTCGTACTCAGGTTCTAAATGTTTTTTATCTTCCAGATGACTGTACTTTTTGTCAATGTATTCTCTGACCTTGTGCATCCATTCAGGTTTACCAGTTACGATATGAATATTCTTATCAGAAAGTGCAGTCCTAAGTGTTCTTATTCCGTACTTTGTTTCGAAAGTAATACGTACTTGATCACTTGTTTCTTCGATATTAATAACTTTGAATTTCACCATTTTATTTACCTCTTTAACCATTATCAACTAGATGTCTAACGGTCACTATAGATTGTAAAAAATCAGCAGTACCATTATCAGTATATATTCTTGCTCTCCATAACCCTGCAGCGTCTGGATAAGTCCCACCATCAGTTATATCCAATCCAGTATCTAATGTTTTCCCTGTACCAATAATACTGTGCTTTTGTACCCAAGCACTACCGTTATAAAAATCTAAATAAAAATCAATCTCTGTAGCATTAGTTGCAGCTGCTTCACCAACATTATCACCAATACTAATGTCATCTAAGTCTGTTGAATTGATATCATAATCTCCGTTGTTGTGTTTATGCCTACTTCCTACTTGATGAGTGATATGAATGTTTGCATCTTGCTCGTCACTTGCTCCACCATCGTGCATCATCTGAACTACAAAATCATCACCGTAAGGATCTGCCAAACAACTGATAGTGAAATTACCGTTAGGAAGTAAAGTCACTGTGAAAGTATTTACATCATGTGAATGAGTGTCTTCATCAGTGTGTAATTTTATCGCATAGTTAGAAGAGTCATCAGCAATTCTGAAATAATCATAAGTTGCACTACCAGTTCCATGATTGTGAGTATCAGAATCGGTGTCAGCAATTGAAATAGTAGTAGAAACTTGTGAGTTCATAAATCTTATTCCATCAGAACTAGGATAATAAATAGCAGTATCTGAATTATATATCCTTACAAAATATTCTCGTGCAGTTAGATCATCTCCACCAGTGATAGCCACATTACCCATAAAAGTTATATTCTCTCCATGAGATCCAATACTTGAAAATGTAGTTATCGCAGCCCAATTTCCATCAATAATATCATTAGCTAAAAAATAACTGTTTTCTGCAACAATACTTAACCCATCGTTATTTTCACTTTCGTTCTGGACTTGTGGATCACTTCCGTCAAATGAAGCGCCACCAGTTTGTTCAATGTATTTATCAACGTCATAATCTAAGACCATTGACCGTATTTGTAAATTACCTAAATCATCTTGAAATTGTGAACCTATATTGAAATTAATTTTAAGAGGTACTGAATTGTTACCATTACCTATATTTCCCCACTGGGATACATTTCCACTACCTTGCATTGAAGAATTATTAGTAATAATATCGTTCTGTTGTTGAGCCATAAGTTCAACATTGTTTTTAGAAGCCTTCCTGTACTCTGGGTTAGATACTTCTAAATTAAGAAACTCATTCCCTCCTGAACTCATACCTCTTCTTATTCTTACAATATCAGCAGAAACATCGTTTAAACCCACAGAATGAGCATTTAATGAAACCTCGTCACCTATTCTAAAGCTTAAAGAAGAATTGAAAGGATCGAACATATAGTTATTTATTGCCGTTACTATCTTCGCAAGTTCAATAGTAGCTAAATTATCAGCCTCAGTACTGTTAAGTATATTTCTGTTAATTATTTCTTGGACTGGAGTTCCTGAACCTGCAGTTCCTATGATTTGATTATCTCCATCAGCCTTACCGTAAACTATAACTTTTGTGGCTTTTGGAATACTTTTTTTATGAACGAACTCTCCAGCGTTAATCCCTTCGTTAAATATTCCTACTTCAGTGTTAGTCAATTCATCGTATAAATATAATGTTTTTGTAGAATCGTTTACTAAAATGTCCTTACCTGTCAGTTTTCTGAGGTTTTGAATACCGTTCCAGGCACTTTGTGAACTTGAAGTTCTAAAACTACTGACAGAAGTTGCAGTTGAGTTTGATACATCAGAACTCCAACCACTCACGTTAGCTACAATATCTGCAAAGATAGTATCATCATCAGTAGAGGAATATACTTTCTTTTGAGTACTGCCAGTAACAGGACATTTGGTATCAACAAAATCTTTCTCTTGCCCAATACCTCTGACAATTATCCCACCACCTTGATAACCATCCCTATCACTTACCGTTCCTTTTAATTCTAAAGTACCGTCTCGATAAATATTAACCACACTTCCAGTATCAATCTCTGTCCGAATAGTAGCATCAGCACCGTCAAGTGCAATTTCAAATCTTCTTATTCCGTTAAGAGTTTGATCATAAAAAAATCTAACTAAACTGAAGACAGTTGCATTTCCTATATTGACTGTGAATACCATTTTTAATCAGATGAATGTCCATCCCTAAAAAAGAATAAAGGAGTTGTGATGTTAGTTACTGTCCCTCCAGAAAATAAATTTGAAAGAGATTGTCCAGGACCTAAACTTAATAACATAGATTTACTATTGTTAGCGACCTTCAGAACTTGTCTAGTGCCTCCAATGGAAGCATAGATGTATTCAGTAAAATAATTGTCACTTCCTAAATCTAGTAAAGTAATTAATTCTATTGTTACAGTTCCAGAAGCATTTGCAGTAAACGTGAATCCATTACCTTCTCCATCTTGTATTGTTACTAATTGAGTGTCAGTTACAGTTCCTGTAATTTTCTCGATAGGAGTTAAAGTGTTTCCTTCGTTTTTACCTGAAGCAGAATTATTACCACTTTTCTGAGTGTCATCAAACAGAATTCCAAAAGGAGATACAAAAGGTGCAACGTAATCTATGAAGTTTGTTCTACTTCCAGTGTCTGTTCTTTTACAAGTAATAGGAAATACAATTGCAAACTTATCAGTACTGAAATATAATTTCTTGATCTTGTTAGAATTACAATGTTTGTAAAGAAAGTTATAATCTGTGCTTTTATTTGTACCGTTAAAATGTCCGTTAATTGTTATTGCTTTCTTGCTTTTGATAGGATTTGTCATACCAAAATAACTGAAAGCATAAGCGTAATCCCTTTGATCTACAAACTTACCTAAATCTTCACTATGTAAATTTGAACTGTAAGGGAACGTGAAATTAGCATAAACATTTCCTGCAGTGTCAGCAGTAGTTCCTTCGTTAGATCCAGTATTGGCATAAGTAAAAGTTACAGTATCGGTAACCGTAACTGTAACATCACTATCATTATAATCAGAACCACCTAGTCCTGAGATTGTAACTGTCTCTCCAGTAATTAAATTATGTGCTGAACTGGTAATTATTGTTGATACGTTTGAAGTCCTTGCTCTTGAAGTAGTACTGACTGGATCATATTCTTCGATTTTCATGTTTTAACTCACCGAATTTGGAGATGCATAAGATCTCTTTTTTGCTGAAGCTGCTTTAATTAACCATTCTATTGTATCTATCACTGCATTAATACCAGTCTTTGCTGCAAGAACTTGTCCTTTTCCAAACTCGTTTACTCCTCTTCCTTCTTCAAAGAATGTTTTCTGTTGTTGATTAGCAGTTGCTGTTTCAGCAAATGCACCATACTTTTCTTTTGATTCGTCAGTCACGTTAGGGATTAAAGCAGTACCTATTGCTGCACCTAACGATAAACCAATGAAAGCTCCAGGCCAACCACCAAGTGCAAATCCAGCAGCTGCTCCAGCCAATGCAGATGCACTGAAAGGAATTAATCGTGATAAATCCATGTCTTTTAATGCTCCTGAGAATTTTCCTATTCCTTCTGATACAGATCCTACAAAAGATCCTATCTGAGGAGAGAACCTATCCAGTGCACTTCCCATTGCAGGAATTAAATCGTTAGCAACAGACTCAAAAATCGGGGCCATTACTCTACCCATAGAATGACTTATCTTCATTATACCAATTTGCATTTTAGCTAATGCAGGAGCTACAGCAGGAGCTTTACTTGCCAATGCAGTTAAAGCAGAAACTCCAACAGTTCCAACAGTAAGTAAACCTTTAGCTAATTGAGAAACAGTGTTTGACAATAAACCCATACTAGAAAACGTGGATTTAGTTTGACCTTTAACTTTACCCATACCTTGATCAACTCTTCTTAAACCATTGTCTATTTCAGTTGTATCTAAAGTTCCTTTAATATTCATTTCAGCTACTGCGACCATTTATATCACCATTTGATTTTTGAGATAGCTTCCTTAACTGCAGCTTCCCTTGATTTCTTTTGGTTAATTACTTGTTCAATTTCCATGATAGTTTTCAAATCACGTTTTTGACATTTCCTGAATTCATAAGGACTTATGCCCTTTGTCCAAGCTAAATATTTCCACCAATCCAATAAGTCTTTACCTTCAATCATGAACCCAACTTTAGTGTCAGCTAGGAAAATACTTTCAATTAACTTTTTTTTTTAACAGGATTATCTATTCTATTAATATTAATAATTATGTCACTAAATATTTTAGGTTTAAGTTTGCTTAAAACATTCCATCGTTGATTAATGTTTAACTGATCCCATGATTTATCAACTTGAATTAATCCCTTGATATCTTCTTTTGTGTAGGGAACTTGCTTCAAATTTCTTACTTTACATTTGTTCAACTTACTGGTGTCCTGGATCATTCGTTTATTATCTTCACTAGGAACTATATATTCATTAAGCCAATCATTTTCCTCTCCAGCTGTCACAGGTTTGTAACTGAATTTCCTTCCTTCTATATCAAACTCAACCAGTTCTTCATTAACAAAATCATCTTTATAATCCATTTTATTTTCCCTCAGTATGCTGTGATATCATCACGACTGATTAGTGTTGCACTGTCTGCAGTCCAAATAATATCCACATTTGTTACTCCATCAAGAGTAGTAGGTGCCACAGCTTGATGTATAATGAAATTACTGAACGTAATTAATAATTGATCGTCACCAGTTCCATCCCTGTCAAATAAGAAAGTATTAGTTCCACCAACCACAGTTCCAGCAGCCCATAAATCATAAAAGCTTTTATCTTTAATGTTGATGTTAAACCTTCCACTGAACCTGTTAATTTTTGGAATAGGAGATCCGATTTTTGAATCATAAGTAGAATTACAATACCTACTATCGTTTTCATCTACACCAGTATCAAAAGTTATCTCACCGTTATTTACTTCTTTGATTTCAACAGAATTAGTAGTCCATTTAGCCATTCTAAACTGATAACCTTTATCTGTAATACTGCTTAAAGAAGTTACTGAAGATCCTTGTGAATCATCCTGACCAACACAACTCATAGCTATTCTAAGATACCCATCGTTTCCTTCTCCAGTAGCTTTAGTAAATCTAAGTGTTGAAGTTTTACAGAAATTTCCCACAGTAGTTAGAACGTGATTAACTGTATGTCTTTTAGCCCACTCTAAACCCCAAGTGTTTAATGAATTTGCAACTGTGAAAGTATGTGTTTTCGTTCCTGAATCATCTGCATCAGCAACGTCAAATATATATTTTAACCATCTCCAATTTACGGGAATGAATGTCATTGTATAAGGTAACGATAACGGACCTTTCTCTCTTCCCTGAACGTTTCTATTATCTGCTCCAGAAGCTAATATTTCTTGCCATCCTAAATCCCAGTTAGGTTCAATAGTTACATCTAAGCCAACTATTTCTCCACCAGACATAGTTCCACCATCTCCGTAAGTTGATTCTATTACCCAAGAAGCTCTTTCTCTCTTCCCAACCAAAAATTCTTCTGTTAATCCCATTTTTAATTTAACCTCATAATTATTTAATCTGTTTTAATAAATCCTGATGTTATTCCTCTCAAATTTATTTCAACTATACCATGAAAAGCTTGATACTCATCACTGTAAGGAGCAGTTCTAACACCTGAAATTAATTTATAATCATATAACGAAGGAAATAAATCTGACATACTATCAGTAAATGCAGCAGTGATTTGATTCCCTAAATATCTTACCATGTATTCGTTTGCATAAGCTCTACTATTAATTGTTTTAACATATCCGTCTTTACTCCATACATCTATTTGAAGTGAAGATGATGTTTCTACTGGTGCTTCATAATTACCCAGTTGATTTCCTGGAGCAGCAACAGTAAATACAGATATTCTTGGAAAGTTTGGAGCAGAAATTTGATCATCAGGCCTGTCTGAATAAATCCAATTAGTTGTCCCATACTTATATGTCACAACAACAGTTTCAGTACCTGCGAAAGCCGAAAAGAAAGTTAATGTACCGTTTTGATAATCCCAATAGTAATCTTGCCATTTCTTTGCACCACTGGTTGAACCATCGATAGTAACAGAAGTCACACAAGAAACACTTCCAGTAGTTGGTGCAGCTAAAGTAATTACAGTTGCAGAAGCAATAGGACTAAATGATTGAGATTCTGTTGCTTCAGACCTAGCTCTAGGATCTGTAAGATGTACTCTTAGAAAATCTGAAACGTAATCTTCATTGTCCATGTAATAAGTAGTCATTTATCTTTTCTCCTCTTGGATTATAAATTTTATCCTCTCTCATGAGAGCATCGGTAATCTGAATAGAATTTAGTAAGGTATTGACATTATTAAATACAACTAATTTATTTTTGATATTCTTGTTTTAAGAACTGAGGATACCAAAAAGTAACAACTTCATTGAACGACGGACGAAAATAAGGATGTGCAGTGATACCTTCCTTAGCTATTTTAGCTCTGATAGCATAACCAATATTCTCATCACCTAATTTCCTTGCAGCCCATTCTTTAAGTGGTTTGATAGGAGCATAAAACGGTCTTGATCCGTATTCCATTGCAGCAGAATAAGCAGCACCTGAAACTAAATAATATTCATTTGCAAGTATCTGAGGAAATAACGTTATCTTCTGTCTAAGTTGTCCCATATCATGTGGAGCTTTTTGGATAGCTAGTTCTTCCATCTTAAACATAGATTTCATTAAAACACGCCTACCACTGTTAAGAACTTTCTTTTTGTTTTTACCAAATCCTTTTAGACTGACATTAAAGTTTAATTTCATTGTGCGTTTTTTCTTATAATGAAACCGAGATAGATAACATCTCCTGCAACTTGTTCTCCTTCCATCTGAGAAACTACTCTCCATTGTTTAGAATTGTAAGTAATCTCATCCTCTAATAAAATGTCTGCAGTGTGTTTTACAAACAACATACCATCACCTACTTTAACATCACCAACATTTAAATGAAGTAAATTTTTCTTATTCACCCATTGAATGTCTGCATCGTAAGAAGCAGTTACAGTAGAAGATGAAGTAACTCTTTTCATTGAATCCTTAACTACTGTTGTTCTAGACCTTGTAACTTTAGTACCAAAATCTTCTAAGTAAATTTGAAAGTTCAGTCTGAAAATTGAAGAATTACTTCCAGTAGCTCTAGTGGTTACCATTATGCAAAAGCAAACCTCTCTCCTAAATCTGAAATTATTGTCTCTGCCCTCAATCGTAATTGTTTAAGTGAAGATTCGATATTAACGTACTGTTGACCTATACTAAAATTCTTTCTACCCAAAGTGTAAGTACTTATTGCTGAATAAGATCCTCCAGAGATGTTTACTAAAGCCATCATTCCTGCAGTTAATGCAGTCAGTTCCTGAACCAATGCAGGAACGGTACTATAACCATGAGTATAAGTCACTTGAACATTTGCTTTACCGTTTGGTACACTGGTGTTAATTAATAATCTTGAATCGTGCATATCATCAGTAGTAATTATCCTGTACTGAGTTGTTTCTAAAGTTGTATCAGTTCCACCTTCTCTATCTAAAAATAATACTGAAGTAATAGTTTCTACACTTTTGTTAAACAATTCAAATTCAGGGTATGATTCTATCTGAGTTCCGTAAGGTTCATCTGTTTGTGGATAGCCTGAATCGTAACCGTCAAAATACTCTACACTTGTTTTTACTTCTCCCCAATAGTTTGCAGTTTTTTTCTCTACTTCTGCCTGAGCTGCTGGAAGGTAAGTTGTAAGAACTGTATCGGATTGTTTCGGTGAATGAGTATAACTGATATAAAGTTCATCTGTACTTAATGCAGTCACTCCTGCAGTTAAAAGTAAAATCCTGCCATCGTCTTTGAATATTTGATAATGAGTTCCCTCTGTCATTTCTGTTAAAGAATTTGAAGAGTTACCTGCTGGACCATAATAAACAGTATAAGAATCAGTGATTATATTTCCATGATCACTATCAAATGATTTGTTAGCATCATCTCCAGTTCCTAAATCTTCAGTTTCTACAGCAATACCTATTCCAGAAAATCTCACTATCTGTAAAGTATCGGCATAATAAGAACCACTAGGAGTGGGAGTTGTAGTAGCAGTAAAGTAATCTATCTGAATTGGTTGACTATCCCAAACAGGACCAATAAAAGTTATGGCATTAGTTCCAGTATCGAATGTAAAGTTCTCAGTGATTTGTTGAATAGCTTCTGATACTAATAATTGCATTTGTGCAGCAATAGCGTCAGAATTAGCTAATGTAAAAATCCTTCCAGTATCACCAGAAGATCCAGTAAGATCAGCACCAGTTAAGGTTTCTGCATTTGGAATATATGTTGTTGTCATGATTTCCTCCATCTGTTGTGTTTGGAATTAATTTTAATATTTTCTTTTCCTATTTCTGTGTGTGGTTTATTATGCATTTTATTTGAAACACCCATTATTTTTACATTCCACAACACATCTATTAGAACTGTCAGTTCCATAAATATCAATCTGTGTATAATTTGTTAAATTTGCTGTTATTGTAGTAGTTCCAGTTCCGTTAATAGTTATATTATTTCCTAACAAATCTGTGTTAATCGTTAAATTACAAGTATCATCACAATCTATCTGCCAATTACCACTCCCTGAATAAGTACAAGTATCAGAAGGTGGGATTACTTCTCCAAGTACTAATGTAAAATTATTGTAACCTGGAGCTGAATAATCAGAAGGTAACACTAAAGTCCAACTGTTATATCCTGGAGGACTGTATGCTAAGTTAAGAGGAATAAATAAAACAAAAATACATAAAATAATTATTTTCTTCATTATCAACTACCCCTTACGAAGACATCAATGTCTCCTCCCTGTGATTCATTACTTGGATTATATCCATAAATTGTAAAGTTCAATAAAGGATTATTGAAAAATACGTTGTCAATATATCCTGTTGCATTTGCAGTACTGATATTAAACACAGTATTGTTATTTTGATAAACAATAACTACTGTGGCATTTGCTATTGCATTACTATCTGAATCAGTAACATTTCCAATGAACTCATAATCTTGTGAGATGTTTCCTTTGAATCCATAACTAGCAGATTCATAACCGTACTCACTTATACAAGAAAAGTATAACCATTGTGGACCGTCAATTAATTTATCACTGCTAGGCACTGTGCAACTTTGTTCAGTTACATTAGTTGTGGCACATTTACTATCGGCATTGGCACTAATCATAGAGCTGTAATTGTTAGAAGTTCTACTTACAGAACAGTTACTTCTGATACTAATATTAAACGTAGTTGTTGGAGTTCTGTCTTGTGTGTAAACCGTATCGTTGTAATCACTTTGCCAAACTGTAGGGTCTTGATAAGCACTTGTCACGTTGAAAGTGTTCTGTGTAATTGTTGGTGTTGCTGTTGGTATCACACTAAACTCTAAATCAGAACTAATATTATAATTTAATTCGTCTTTGTTTTCATACCCTGTCTTATTCCAGAACGTCAAGTTCCAATCATTAATATCAGTTGGTAAAAAGTCTGTTGTCACAGTCCCAGCAATATCATCATAAGTATAAACACTTCCATTTCCATTAGTCATATTAATAGCGAAGTCTGTTAATGCTGAATCATCGTATGCAGATTTTGCAGTAACTGCAAAGTAAGTTGGTCCAGTAGGAGTGTATGGATTTGTTTTATTGTACAACTCAAATATTTCTGCGTTAGATAAAACCCTTAACCATAAAGCAGATTCATCAAGTAATCCGTCACATTCACTAGCTAAGGTGTCACTTGCACCAACGTATTTAACATCTAAACCATCTACAATATTTATTACATTATCGTGATTAGAACCTTCAGCAGTACCATTAACATATATCGTAATTGTGTTGTTGTTATCGTTCCAAACCGCACAAAGGTGGTGCCAACTTCCTACTGTTAATGTAGAAGTTCCTGCTATAAAATTGTTTGTAACTTTTTGAATCTTAGCTATCGGAATACCATTAGTTTGAACTTTTAAGTACATCTTAGGGTCACTGTTATCATCAACTAATGATGCAGCAGTATCAAACGATTCAGGTTTATACCAACTGCAAAATGTCCAATTATTATGTATTGTAATGTCAGGACAATCAATAGCTTGTGAAGAAGACACTTCCAAATCAACAGAAGTATTTATTATTCCCACTACTCCTAAAGTAGCACCATTAGTTGTTACTGCGTCATTACTATTAACACTTAAATCATAAACATCAGTTCCAGAATAATTACCAAAATCATAACTGTAATAAAAACTATTGTCAGTAGTTAAATCTGCAACTGCAAAACTAACTAACATAATCATCATCAACATAAATATAATTAATTTTCTCATTGTACATCACCGTAATAGCCAACTTTAAATATTTCTGTTGAATCTGTTAAATCAAAACCCTTAGCACTTTCTCCACTTTTAACTTTACATTTCCAGTACTCGTCTCTGTTGTAACTATAACCGTTTTTAACACTTATTCCATTAGCTAATATTCCAGTAAAATTCTCGTTAGTATCTTGAATCCAAATACTGTCACAAACAAAAAAACCATAATTGTCAAAGTTGTATCTTGTTTCACCATATATGATAGCTACTGGTTCATCTCCAACTTGATAAATAGGAGTTCCATCATAACTTTCGTTCCAAATTAAATGATGTCCAGTAAAGTTACAACACACAGTAGAGTTAGTAGTATTAATCTGTTCCCAACAAGTATCATTAACACTATAATTAGCACTACATCTTTCATAAGTATAACTTACATTTTCCCAATGGTCATAACCGATAATAGTTTCAATTCTAACTTCTTGATAATCTATCCCATCGTGAGTTTTATTAATAGCCACTTCTTTACTACCCAAAACACTAGGATAAACTATCTCTGGGTCAATGTTTAAATCACCAGTTATTCCACCATAATAATAATCTGTACCTTCTTGCATTACAAACAAACCGTTTGGATCTTCTGGAAAGAACTCTAAACCATACTTAGGTTCAAACCTTTTCATTCTCAAAACCACATAATGTTCTTTATTATTTTCAGCCTGATATTTGTAAGACCATTTAACACCGTCTTTAGTAAATTTGTATTCGCCAATTAAAACACCATCAGTTCCTGTTTGACCTAGTTTGTAATGATACTCTTCCTGGATAATAAAATATTCTGGCGTGTTTTCAATTAAAGAAAGTTCTGTCAAAGTAGGTTTTTTATAATCCTGTCTCCAACTCTCTCCGTAATAAGAAGTCTGTTCATGTAAAACTTGTGTGTCCCATTCAGCAACTATATACCTTCCACATTTTAATTTGTTTGTACCTTCTTCGTTTATTCTTAAAGATAAATCTCCGTAATCACATTTATCATCTTGCCATTGAACCTGGATATAATCTTCTCCTATAATTACATTGTAAGATATAGCTCCGACTATTAAAACCAGCAATGTTACAATTCCACTATAAATATATGTCTTTTCCATTTTTAACCAATTATTAATGTTGAAGTTGTACCGACTATTAACCAAGATGATCCATTCCAATTAATGTTACCTACTCCACTTGAAGTAATGTTATCCACATCAGTTAGATTAAAACCGTTAGCATCCAAATTACCTCCCAGTTGAGGAGACGTATCGTTTATCACATCTTGCATATAATCGAAGTTGTCTATGTTAGTTGAAGTGTAATAACTTGATTTGTCATTACTCCAATTTCCCCAGTTAGCAACTCCAGCAGTTGCACTGAAAGTGATGTTTAAATCTCCACTTGCTCCACCACCAGCTAAAAAATCACCATTAGTATAAACAGCAGTTATATCTCCACTACCTGAAGGTGCAGTACAATTTAAAGTTCCGTTTTCATAAATTCCTGATACGAAATTAACACCATCACAATTAGCACTAATATCTTTCTGGAAAGTATTGTTCAAAAGAGTATCGTTAAAATCAAGAGTAGATCCACTCATAAACAAATAAGAACCTGTAACAGCAGTAATAAATTTATTAGTGATGTTATCCCAATCTAAACTTATGGCATTTGTCAAACTAGGCAACCTTGCAAAGTCAATAGTTCCACCAGTGATGTTCTCTCCCTGAATTGTTATCTGATCGTTTAAATCTGAAGCAGTATCATAACTGTCCCAATAATCAGAAGAGTTTACATTCTTAGTAGTGTAATCTATGTCGTCAGTAAAGTTAGTCAAATGAGTAGGTCTATTAGTTATGTTCAACCAGTATAACAGAAGTTTATAATTCAAATCTGTTGAGACATCATAATCATCCCAATAGTCCGAACTGTTTACATTCTTAGTACTGTAATCTATGTCATCAGTAAAGTTAGTCAAATGAGTAGGTCTATTAGTTATGTTCAACCAGTATAACAGAAGTTTATAATTCAAATCTGTTGAGACATCATAATCATCCCAATAGTTAGAACTGTTTACGTTCAATGAACTTTCTTTTAAATCTATTCTATCATCTGCAGTAAGATTTAATTCTGTCTCATTAACTTCTAAAATACCACTATTATTATATAAATAGTTTGAACCAGTAATGTCCCATTTAGTATCAGGAATTACTCTACTATCTATCGTGCTATTTAATTTAGTCTCATTAAGATCTAAAGTGTTACTGTTATTGTATAAATAATTAGAATCTGTAATATTCCATCTAGTATCAGCAATTACTCTACTATCTATTGTACTGTTTAATTTAGTCTCGTTGAATGTAAGGTTATTGTTTAAATCTGAAAACCAACCATTACTTACAAAGTCTGTTATTCCTGCCCACCACGTAGAACTGTTTACATTAAGATCACTTTCGTTAATGTTACTTGAGTTAATTATTGAAGAAGTGTCAAATACTTCATTTCCATCCTGATAAAAGTTAGTGGAATTTATCTGAGTTCCATTATAAATAGTATAATATTTCCATAAATCAATATCAGAAGAAGGAGTCCAAGCTACCACTAAAGGAAGTAAACATAACATTAGTACCATCAATATTAATTTCTTATTTCGCATCTTGTAACTCTAATAGTTTTTTTATTCTTTGAAGTTCAAATCTTAAAGATTTAATTTCTTTATTTGAAAGGCCATACTCCTTAAGCAAATCCTGTTGTTCTTGTTTCTTCAGTGCTTTTAATTGTGATTTGTTATATGTTTTAGTGATAATAATGTCAGACGTCTCTTCTTTAACTGGTTCAACTTTTACAATCTCTAACCCTGTTTCGTTTTCATAAACTCCTTCAGGTAATTCAGCAGATTCTCCAGGTAATAAAGATTTCCAACCTTCTTTTAATTTGAAAGGTTTAACCTTGTTTGTTATATTTTTAAGTCTCATCTTAACCTCCATATTTAAGCAAAGCACCAATAACCAATAACACTAAAGTTATTGCAGTTGAAGCCATTACTTTATTGACTTTAACTTTGCCATTGGTTTTCTTTACGTGATTTTCAATATCTATAATTTTCTTGTAGATCATCTCATTAGTGATCTTTACAAATGTTTGATCCCATTCTTTAACCATTTTAAGATAACACTACGTTTCCATCACTGCTTATTGGATTCCAATATACCATGAACTTTACTGCTCCAGCACTTACGTCTGCAGTAGCTACAGTAATTATTACGTCTTGGTTTACTATTTTCCTTGCACTTACTGAAGATAATTCAATACTTGAATCAGGTGAAGCGTCGTGCCAGATTTGATTAATGTCAATAGTCGTTCCAATTGTTTGTGCTATTAATCCTGCCGTATTAATTGTAGTTCCTACTTCAACTGTTGCAGAACCTCCTACTAAAGAAGTTGTGCAGACTGCTATAAGAACCAATTCTACAGTTCCTGTTACTGTCAGTAATCCTGATGGATTTCCCGATCCGTTAAAATCACCGTTTTCATTAGTTCCGTTTGTGAATGTGATAGTTGTTTCTAAAGATTTATACTGTGGCCATAAATTATTTAACAGAGCGTTCGCTGTATTCTTTGCCACTCCTTCACCCTGTACTGTTGCTAATGGTTCAATTGCCATGTTTCTTTCCTCCTATGCTTATTTTAAAACTGTTCCGTCATAGATTTCAGTTTTAATAATAAAAAAATAAAAAATAAATTAACTTGTTCTTACAATAATTGCATCCTCTTGATAATTTGCTATCATCCAAACTGTTACTGGAATTATTCCAGCAGTTACACCTGCTCCATCTCCAAGAGTTAATCCTGAAAAACCGTGCATATTTCTTGAATAAACACCAACACATCCAGTTAAACTACAATTTGTGTTTATATCTCCTGAACTAAGAGCTGGATCACAAGGGAATATATTGTTATCAATTGTAACACCATTAACTCCATCTCCAGTTCCTGATAAGAAAAGATTACAATTTACATTTGCTGCTGGTCCTGAGAATACGTTATCTTTAATAACCCAATCCTGAGGTTGTGTATTTGATGTTGACCTTAAACAAATGTCTACTTCATTCTTATAAAAATGATTGCCAATGAAGCTACATTGCCAAGCATTACCAGCTGTAGTTGTATAAATTGCTCCACCTGAAGCCGCTACAGTAGTTGTAGTTGTACAATTCTTGAAATGACATCCTACAATAGTAGTTCCGAAAGCACATTTTGTTGCATAATCATCATCTAATAAAATTCCACCACCAGTTGAACTTGCTCCATTAAAACCTAAGTTTGCTATTAAGCAACCTGGTGCTCTAACTGTAAGCATTGCTGTTGAACCAGCACCAATTTTAATTTGAGGTAATCCTCCTTGAGTTAATCCTCTACTAACCCCAATTAATGAAAGACTTGAAGTAGCTGCAGGAATTATAATTGTTTCTGCATAACTTGTTGGATCTCCAGTAAAATCAGTAATATCTTTTGCAGTGATATAAATAGTATCTCCAGGTCCAGCTAAAGTTACAGCAGCTTGAATTGTGCTTAATGCTTGAGACCAGCTTTTACCATCATTAGTAGTTGTACCATTAGTACCGTCAACATACCAAGCGTCTCCTTCTCCACCTGATCCTAAAGATGCATTTGAAAAAGTTATTTGTTCACTGAAACTATAAGGTCCATTTGTGTATGGAGGTGCAGCGACACCACCAGATGGTATTGTTCTAAATCCATTTCCCATTTTTTATATCTCCCTGAGAGTAGTTTACCCCTATGTAATTTTTACATAGTGTTTTTCACCAAGCGGTCTCAGGCCACTTGATACAGTCATAGTTAAAAAAATAAAATAAAAAATATTAATTTAATAACCAATTATTAAGACGTTATGAATTCCTGTTGAAAGAGTACCCATAGTAATTATACCTGTAGCTGGATCAAAAGAACTATCAGTTACTGCTAGTCCTGCATCATCATTTACAATTACGTGCCTAATTACTTCCATCCTCATTCCTTTTCCATCAGCTACATCACTGTTCAAGTCGATAGTATGACCTGTTGCTGCTGCTGCTGAAGTTTGAATTTCAATGAATTTTAATTGTCCTAATACGGATTCTCTCAAATCACTTTCTACTATTGCAACCATTTTCTTTTATCCTCCTATGCAATACCGTACATTTGTGAACTTGCTGCTTCAAAAGTGTTCACTACAGTTAGGTATTCTTTTAGTAAATAAACAAAACCATCCTGGTCTGTGTATTTTTCTTCGTAAGTTAAATCTTGTAACACTGCTAAGAAAATGTATCTCATATCTAAGAATAAAATTCTCTTTGCACTTGCTCCAGTTGGCATAAAAATGTCCTTGATAAACATTAACTGATCGAATTCAAAAGCGTCAGGAATACCAAATCCTAAGATTCCTTCAGATGGATTCTTTGGTTGTCTCTGAATGTCTAACAATAAACCCTTAACATAATTATGAGTTGTAGCGTCAGTTATTGCAATAGTTGGAAAACCCTTTGCATTAAATGTAGTAGCTAACTCAGCTCTGATTAAAGGAAGTGTTGGTAAACCACCTGATCTGTTAGTTGTGTTAGTAGTAATTAACTTAATCATTCCACTAGGTTCTAATGGACTTGTAGTTGCATCACCGTTGATTAAAGCATCTTCTTCAGCTTCATAAATAGAATCTGTTTTTACACCTAAATCTAATTGAGTTGGATCAATGAAACCTCTCATACCAGCAATTGCAGGACCTGAAATTAAACCCTTAGCATATAAGAATTTTACAGCTACACTTACTCTTTCATAAGTATCAACTACAACATCTAAACCACCGTTTTCACCAGCCCAATATGCGCCACCTTTTGCAGTTAAAGGAATGTAATCGTAAGTCAAACCTCTCATAGCTCTTCTAGGCACCATGTTTCTAAATGGTGTTTGTCTGATAGTTCTATTAACAATGTTTGGATCTGGATATACTGGAACTAATGCAGTACCTGCAGTTCCTGCTCCACCAGTCTGTGAATCAATTGACGCTTTTTGTAATTCATAAGTTTTCCTTGCAATGTCTTTTCTTTTGTCCACTCTATTGAATGGGTTAAAGTATTCTTTGGAGAAACCTCCATAAATATCTTTATCAATAGCTCCTACGTTGAATCTGCTTCTACACTTCTCAACACTGAAACCTTCTTCGAATGTTCTAAACATACTTGTCATTTTTATTTGTCCTCCTATCCTCGCATAATAGGTAATTTACCGTCATTGAATTCCTTATTAATATCAACGTCAGCAATATTTGAATTACCCTGATCAGCAAAGTTTTGTTTTTCTAAAGAGTCTTTTTTTGATTTCTCTAAAGCTTCTACAGTTTCTTTTAATTTCTTCTCAGATTCCTCAACCTTAGTTTCAGTCTCTTTAAGTTTTTCATCAGATTTAGTTTCAGCTTCTTTTGCATCTTCTAACTCTTTCTTAATTTTATTAATTTCAAGATCTTTTGATTCTAATTGTTTTGTGAATTCTTCAGTGTTTTTTACAATAGCAGAATCAATATCTTTCTGTGTGATTTCATTTTCCATTTTATCCTCCGTTTTTTTAGCATTAAAACTTTTAGCAACTGCCATAGCTCGACCATGTCTATTACTTGGAATAGCAACAAAACTTGCTTCTAATAATTCTAATTCTTGAAATACTCGTTTACCATCAACGTCATCATATTTCTTAACCATAGCACCAATGGAAATTCCAATCTTAGCACCTTCATCCAGCATACCTTTAATGATTTTAGCATTTGGATTACTCATAAAGAATTTAGGTTCTGCAACAAGAGCAGTATAATTATCAATCTGTCTTACTCCTCTGTTAGTCCATTCAGCAACTTGCATAAATACGTCGTTACTGTGGTTACACAATGCAGCGATATAATTATCATCTTCACCCAATTTTCTAACACAACTTTCAGAAAGATATTCTTCGTCTCTATCAGTAGAATTATCAGAAAGAACTGCAAGGTACTTACCTTTAGCTTCTTTCATAATAGGCATAAATAAATCGGTACGGTATCCATTATGTGTAGATTTGTTTATAACCATAAAATAAGTTAAGGTATTGATATTATTAAATACAACTTAAAATTATGTTGGTCTGAATATAATGGTGCATCTACAATTCGGATGCGCGACAGGTCTTAGAAAAGCTTTCCTTGTTAATGGATCTATAAACAAATCATCCAATTTAACTGATTGACCGTTTAATCTTTTACAAATATCAGAAGTTCTATTGTCCATTGCAGCAGACCAAACCTTATGACCATCTAATCCACTTTCTTTATATCCTAAAAGTTTCCCTTCATTGAGTATATTTGTGGTTTCGGTCCTAGCAATAGCATTAGCTCTCCACTCACTAAAATTATTGAAATTGTTTTTTATCTCATCTCTGATTTCAGTAGTAGTTTTATTTTCATTTAATCCAGACTGTACTGTTTGAATAACTTTGGCTTGAAGTTGTTTAGTAACTCCTTTTATTCCTGGCCATTTTTTACCATTAATCATGTAACCGTCGAGTTGTTGAGAAGCTAGAACATTTAATTTTGTTTGGTACTCTTCAGTAAATCCTATGTCCATGTTTAACTCACTTTCAGCAGATACAAGTCCTGCCATTAAATCAGCTTTAATGAACCTCTTTATGTGTTTAGCAAATACAATAGAATTAACGTTGTTAAACAATTCTTTCAAGAAAACCCCAAAGTTCTTATTAAGAGATTTCTCTAGATTAATGTCGTTCACTGCAGCTAAGACTTTCTTCTCGAACTTATCAAAGAACTTTAATAAAAACTCTGAATAACTTGTAGCTTCTTCTACTACGTCATCACCAGCATCTATGTCAACACTTTTTGTAAGTTCTTCATTCTCCACTAAAACAGCGATCTCTTTCTCCTCTTCGTCAGAAACTATTGGTAAAGTGTTAGCACAGTAATTAATTATGAATAAATCAATAGCACTCATCGGATCAGTTCCATCTCTTTCAGCATATCTAGTAATTAATTCAAAAGACATAACAGTATAATATTCCCACTTTTCTCTTGATTTCATAACGAAAGTAAACCCATCGGATTTTACCATACAATGAACAGTAGCATGATAATTTACAAGTCTGTCTTCTTCTAACTTCTTCCAGAAATTATTAAATTCTAATTGTAACATCTTAATTCCTATCCTCAACTCTAGCACCAGCACCAACTCTTAAGTAAATCAACTTAACCAAATTATCATTAATAGTAAGTGTCATCTTATCATCGTTTTCTGCCTTAAGAACCACCTCTTCAGCAAATTCAACTTTTAACGATACCCAAGCATTAGTCCCATCATAACCATAATTTAAATCTAAAGTAGTCTGAGGTATTTGAGAGTCAGCAATACCATTATCATCTACATTAAAAACCATCCGGCCATCAGTTACGGCCATAGCACTATAAAACCCATCCCAAGTTACATTAACTCGTTCATCAGTTGTAGCATCTTTAATTTCCACTGCACCAATTTCTATGTCAGAAGATAAACTTACTGGTAATGGATTTGTAGAATCAATCTCTAAACCATCACTGTCTGTCTGAGTTACCCTATATGCTTTTGCAGGCCATTGAACTGTGTCTTGTTTAACACCGTTAAGCTCATCAGCAGTAGGTGGTCTATTTGCTGTCATTTAGAAAATCCTCAAATTTCTTTCTAAATTGTTTAGTATCATTCTTGTCTTTAGGATCTTTAGGTTTGTTAGGTTCTTTAGGATCATCGTTCATATTATTGGGATCTTGTTCATTAAACCCAGCACTTTGTTCAGTTGGTTCATTTCCCCAATCCACTTCCTTACGGCCTTTCTTCTTTCTGAACTCGTTAATCGTTAAAGTCTTATGATCCAGTTCTAGCATATCCTGGTCAAACTCTATCTTTTCAAGAGTATGATCCTTAGGCATATACACAAACCTCAAACCATGATCTTCACGTTGTAAAACCTCAGTAATTAATCTGTTAGTTGCAGGAGCTTCTAATTTCTTGAAATAAGGTTTAACAGCATTTCTTACAGTAACCCTTTCTTGTCCTTCATCGTTAGATTTGTTAGAATTCTCAAAGAAACCTGATTCAGTTGGACTTACTCCAAACACAGCAAACACTAATTTAAAGTACCACATTTGACCGTTAAGCCATTCTAAATCCCTATTAGAATCTGCAAGTTTATGAAATTTATCAACAGCCCAGTTAATGAAACCAACCTTATGAGCTCTACCTTTAAACTCATTATTCCAAGCACGTTTAAGTTTCTTAAGTTGTGCACTAGGAAGTTTAGGTAAACTAACTAATAAATCTGGGATTGCATTGTTAGTATATAGGTCTTTGTTATATCTCGTTCCTTGAATAAGAAGTTCTATAACTTGCTGCACTGCTTGAATGGGACTGAAACCATAAACACTGTAAGATTTAGAATTCATTAATGTATAAACTATTTCGTCTGTGTCAAACCTAGTAGGGTTCTGTCTTGGATGTTTAAATGAATATTGCCAATAGTTAAGTAAATTCTTGTGAATGTCAACTTGTTTTAACATACTTGAACCATCAACGGATTTTACTTGAAGTATCTCTCTCTGACCTAATGGTTTTAACACCAGTCCAAGTTCAGTATTTATCACTCTACCCCATGCATCGTAAACAGGTAAATCTCCTATAAGGTACGAACCTGAAGAATAAACTAAGTTCCAAACACCAGCGTCTATCTCTGCAATGTCGGTCAGTGATTCAGAATTAATGTCGTCAATAGTTTGACCATTGTTATTTATTTTATTAAAAAAATCCTTTACTTTTTTAATGTCGGCTGTCCTGTCAGTTTCATCCTCGTCATCTTCAACCACAATGTCCCAATCGGTGTTATACACTTGTTTTTTAAATGTACTTATCACCATCTGGGCCCAAGGGGACTGAGCAAGATTACGGATTTTCTGAGTATCTACTTTTCTTGGTTGTCCTAGTCTAGATGAGAAAAACCATTGGGGGTAAATGGCTTCCTTATCGTTAGGATCTTGTTGGCCGCTGTAATTTAATTGAGCAAGACCAACCTCTTGATTAGTAATTTTAGAATTAGGAGTGATTTTTTTACTAATCAACCCAATATTAGTAGATAACTGTCTGAAAAATCCCATATCAATTTAACAAGACTATGATATTATTAAATACAACTAAAAAAAGAAAAAATTAAATCTTGAATGGATCATCGAAAATAGGTTCTTCATACAAGTATTTAGTTATTATCTGTGAAGATATTTTCTCTCCAACCTTAATGTCAGTAGCCAAGAACTTCTGATAATTCAAGTAAGGTAACCTTTCTTTCTGCTCTTTAGTGTAAGCTGATGGATCTTGCTCGATAGTTTCAGTAGCAGTCTTTAAAGCACGACCTTGACATTCAACCTTAATCTTCCCGATTATCTCTATCAACTTTGCTTTCTGTAATTCAATGCATTTATCTTCAAGTTTTTTCAGTTCTGCTTCATGAACTCCTGCACTTCTAATATTGCCCTTAGCTGTAACTAATTGTTTGTTCAACTGAATTTCTGAATTCTTCAGATCATATATTTGTTTTCTGACGTGAGCTAATCCGTTAAGGATATCCTTAGGAGTGAACTTCTTCTCCTCTTCGATTCTTACCTGTTTGATTTTCTCTCCGTCCCATGAGAATTTTTCTTTCATTGTTCTTGTCCTCCAGTTAGATCAATCTTTACAACTTCTCTAGTTATTGGTTTATTGGTCCTGATTTTCTCAGTAACTTCAAAAGCAATATGGTACTCTGCAGAAATAGCCCTTCTGATTTTACTACCATCTCTTAGTTCTACTTCAGTATAATGAGTATGAAGTTTCTTGTTACCTTTCTTGTCCATTTCAAAGACATTAAAGAATATCTCATACTCATCATTATTTATCTTTTTACCCATTAACCCAGTAATGTGCATCTCTGGAGCAATAGTCTTCCAATGGCCTCTTATTTTAAGGCTCTCAGCAGATGACATCTTCTTGATAGATGCTAAACGTTTTTTCATCCTAACAGAAGAATCTAACATTATCTCTAACGTCGCTAGGTCGTTTAATTGCATTAACTTCTCTTTGATCACTGAAGCCATAGTTCTTACAGTGGTCTTGATTTGTTTTGAATCCTTGATAGAATTCGGTAATGTATTTTTATTTTCTTGTTCAGTCATGTTAGTTTTCCTCACTTGGTTTTATTCTATAAACAGTCACCCAACCAGCTTTTAATAATTTACCAGTTGAGATCTTATATTCTACTTCTTCCCTTTTCTTTAAACTTCGTAAACAGGACAGGACACTCTTGATGGACATCTTCAATTCTGAAACTATATCCTTTGCACTCAAATACTCAGGGTATTTTCTTTCTAATAATATTGCTATTTCCACCTGTCCCATCTTTTTCAATTACCTCTTTTTTAGATTTGAATTTGATTTTGATTATCTTCTTGTCGTTAGTTAATTCTTTCTTCTTGTATTCTTTCATGTTACCACGCCATACCAAAATCCTCATCATAGTTTCCTAACTCTAATGATTCTCGTGCTAATTGTAATGCAATAGGACTATCTGGATGAACTCCAGATTCTACCAACTTACCGTCCTGTAACGCAAAACTTGCACATTGATCCATTAAATCATGTGCAATATCCTTATCGTTCTGAGTCATGTAAGGAATTCTGAAAGTGTAACCATTTCCTTCAGTAATACTATTATAATTATTTTCAAAGAATACAGCTAACCTTCTTATCATGTTTTCTTTACCGATAGTGTGACGTTTACCTTCATACTCAGAAACTTTGTAATCATACTCTACTTTAGCAGCATCGTTAGCGCCCATCCAGAATAAAGTATATTTGAAAGTGTATCGGTCTATTTCCTTACTCATACTCCTGATACTGTTTTCTTCTAATGCGTTATCTATAAAACAATAAGTTCCCGCTAAGTATTCAATGTAATCCAACTGCTCAATGATACTCATACCTTGTTTTTGAAAATAACTTATAAGATCTATACAATCTTCATTTCTACCAATACCAACAAAAGCACTCTTATCTGCACTGATCCTATCACTGAAAGCAAAATCAACACCTTGTATCTTCACATCATATTTAGTTTTATTATCAGTAAAACTCAAGTCCTCACAGAAACAACTTTTAATCCATTTTCGTTTAATCAAGTTAGTGACATCATCAATAGGATTGTTAAGATACTCACTACTAGCAGCCATAGTTCCAAAATCCTTAATGTATTTTTTAAAGAAAGCAACAGAAAACAATTCAGGGAATATAATCGATTCAGGTATGATCTCATTGTTATCATCAATTTCATACGCTCGATATATTTTACCATTAGTAACGTTTAATTGTTTCTTTAAAATACTGTCAAGATGTATGATAGTGCCAATCATTTTATACTTACCGATTTTAGAATCTAATCCTGGTATCATTTGTTTAGACAATTTATCATAATCTTTAGCTCTAAGTACTGGGTTAATGACTCTCTGATCGTCATCTACATCATCAAATATAATTAATGTAGGTCTTTGATTGTTAAATTTAAAACCCCTTGCATTCCTTTCAAAACTGAAAGCCTGAACTCTTAAATCCCTTCCAATATCAAAACAATCCTGCCTATCTTTTCCAGTATCTTGATATTTAACTTTTCTAATATCAATATTAGGATATATAAAATTAAGTAACTTATTATTCTTTAATTCATAAGTAATAGGTTCTAAAAATTGTATGCTCTTTTCGGTGTTTTGTGAAACGTACAAAATGTACTTCTCTTTATTATAACATATCCTGTGAAGAACTAAACCTTGTCCAACTAATGTGCTATTATGTGTTGGGATTAATCTCTTTCCAACTAAATACAAACCATCATCTGAATCAACTTGAATGCATTTGCCAACTTCTCCATTAGGAGAAAATTCAACTTTGGTTATTCCTAGTCTGTTTCTTTTAGGAAATCTTTTTATTTTCTTTCTTTCAAGTCTCATAGGTATATTTAAAATTGGATCAAAATTAACTGTATATACTTTTTTTCTTCCGATTATATTATCATGAGAATGAGGTTCTTGACTTGTAATATAAGGTCTCATACCTAAACCAATAACTAATTTCTCTACGTTATCGATAAGTTTTTTATTTGTATTAATAAATCTAATACGGCCACGCTTAGAACAAACATGGCCATCAGAATCAATAAGTCCTGCAAGTAACTCAAGCCGTTGGCTAATGCTTGAAAACAAATAACTCTCTGGAATATGTTTGTTTTTGTAAAGATTTAGTTTTCTAATTCTCTGAAGAATATCTTGGTTAGTGAAATTTGTTTTAATAACTCCTGTGGTTTTATGAATTTGTTTAGTCGATACTTTATATTTTATAGAATTTATAGAATTAATATCTTTGACAGAATGAATAATCCCTGTATCTGTAGAACATCCATCACCTAACCATAATCCTAAATAATAAGGATCAAGTGATAATTCTTTTTCTTCAAACTGAACAGCTTCTCTCAAAGGTAAAGTGAATCTTGAACCTCTGTCAACTCGTTCATAATTTAACATATCTTTAGTTTCCAGTGTGACAAACCTTCTAGGATTTCTATCATGAACATACCACTCATGATTACCATGACAACGTATTTCTTGACCATCTCTTGTAGTAACTACATAATCGTCTTGTTCCTTAATTGATTCAGCTAATATTTTTATTGGTTTACCTGAAGGACTAAAAACGTAATCACCAACCTTTAATTCTCCGTGTGTTTTCCAACCATTAAGTGTTAATACTGGTGTAGAATCAGCACAATTCTTGCCGTGACCTCTGGGACACGCCAATGCTGAATTATCATCATTCCAAAATTCGTGAGTAATTTCTAAATGAAAATATCCAAAAGGTTTAGTAAATGCGTTGGGTAATGTTAATTTACAAAACACTGGAAAATTAACTTCAAACTGAAACAGAAAATGTAATGTTCTTCTTATATAATCTCGAGATTTATTACTGTTGATAAGATCAACACAATATTTTAACGTGGTTTTATACTGCATTGTTTAATTCTCTTAACAACTCTTCTTTTTCTTCTTCTGACAAACCAGTATTTATTTTCGTTATAACATTATTTTGAATGTTAATTTGTGATGTATCTTTACTACCATGAACTTGTTTAGATAACTGAATTAAATTTCTCGCAAGATTATTCATTTCACCTGAATTATTACAATGTTTTTTTATCGATTCAAGGTACATAAAAATATCTAACGTACTTGACTCTGGTTCTTCCATCCACGCCACAATACGTTTATAATTGTCATCAGTAAGTCCTTTTTTCTTCATCGCACGAAGTCTAGATGCCCATTTTTTAGCTGGTGATCTTACTAATCCACCTGCTCTTCCCCTTTTCTTTGCTTCCTCACTGGTTAATTGTCCCTTCCTAATAGGTATAAGATTTTGCTCATTCATTCAAATTTAACTCCTACATTTCCAGTTAATGCTTCCCACCTCTCGATGATTACGCTGCAGTATTTAGGGTCAAGTTCCATCATATAACAGGTTCGGTTGAGTTGTTCACAAGCTATTAAAGTTGAACCAGAACCACCAAATAAGTCTAAAACAGAACCATCTGAATAATCTTTAATTAAATCAAACATTAAACCAACTGGTTTTTGTGTTGGATGTACTCTCTTTTTTAATTCTAATGTTCTACTCCCCTCTCTAAGTAATCCACTCCATAAATAACGATAAATTCTAGTGCTTTTTGCATCTTTATTTGTCCACGCAAGTTCACAATCACTAAAATTATTATGGTCTGCACCTTTTTCACATTTTTTATCCCAAACAATCCAATGGCTATTTTCTGGTAAACTATGACAAAAATGATTTGCACCAAAAATTATTTGTGTCTTTCCAATATTTACTAAAAAACTTGCATTAAAATATTTACAATCTCCTTCTACTTCTCTATAATTATTTGCTTTTACTAAACCATTAGTTCCAACCTTACCAAAACCCAATTTAGATGAAATTCCTACTTTATTTGTATTAACAATAGATATTCCATAAGGTGGATCTGTCAATAGTAAATCTGCTTTCTTACCATCCATCAACTTATCAACATCAGTTTTATCAGTAGAATCCCCACACATTAACCTATGGTTACCTAATGTGTAAACATCACCTTTATTAACGATATATTTAGGTTCTTTTTCTAAATCAGGATCAAAGTCATCTTCTTCAACATCACATGGATTAACTTCATTTATACAAGCGTTAAGTTCATCAATACCAATAGTTGATAACTCCTCAAACAAATCACCCTGCTCTTGTTCTAAAATGAACTGATATTCAACAGCATCCATATCAATATTATGTTCACCTCTTAATTTGTTAAGAATTTGTCTAAGCATTCGCCTATCAATGTCATCAATGTCAAGAGCAATTACTGGAACTTCAGTAAATCCTAATTCCCTTGCTGCTTTCCACCTATGGTATCCATCAGCTATTTTGTAGTCTTTATTAGTGATAACAGGTATAAGAAAACCATATCTTTCGATATTTTTTTTAAGAGCTTCAAATTTAACACTGCTCATATTGTTTGGATTACCTTTATCAACAATAATTTTACCAGTGCTAACCATAACAGTTTTATTAAAATTCATAATAAATCCCCCTTTGATATTTGCTATAATAAGTTCATCTATTTAAATATTTTTATTTCGATAATTTTCACGCAACATATATCACCACTCCAATATAGTGTATTTCTAAGATATATTTTATTATATACATTCCAATATACTATACAACACATAGGGGTGTTTCATCAAAGTGGTAGGGTTGGACACAAAATCGCTACCGCTCTCTATATAAAACACCCTTTATAAATAACACTATATTATAGTCTTTAACCTTAACTTTACCTTACCATACCCTACCAACCCTACCACTTCATCTCCATTTTAAGCTTAAAAGTAGTATTGATGTTTTTTTAAAAAAACTCAACCCTACCACCCAACCCTACCAAAAACCCCCCTTTTGTGGTAGGGTTAGTCCAGTATACTAATTTGGTTTTTCAAAACACCCATATGTGTTATATACTATATTGGAGTACTAAACAAGCAAAAATGGCCAACCCTACCACCTAACCCTACCACCCTACCACCCCACCAAATTATTGCGGTTATTACTTATCAGTTACAGCAAGATTATTACACAATTATCATCATTATTACACTTTAGAAATATTTAAATATGCTGGGTATTTCATTAGATTATAACGAAAATGAGGTGTTATGAAAATGAATGAAAAAATAGATTATGAAGAGATCAATCGAATTGCTTTAAATACTACCTTTAACGAAATTCTTGATGAGTTGCAATGTGATAATGTAAAAATAATATTAGAAGGTGGTATTGGATATACAGGTTTCATAAAAAACGTTGACAAAAATTTTGTATTAATTACAGATAAATTTAATGCGGAGGTAGCAATACAAAAAAGTAAGATAATAACAATCACAGTATTAAAAGAGGATTAATAGAATGATCAATGTGATAGACTTGTTTAAAAAAGATGTTTTACAATCAAATGGCAACAATTATAGAACTTTTTGTCCCAGCTGTGATAACAGCGATAGATGTTTTATGTTATTTACTGATAATAATACTGGCTACTGTCATAAAAGTAAAAAAAGTTTTAGACTTCTAGAAATACACGCTCTTCAACAGGGCATAATATCTTGCAGCGATGGGCGTGAAAAGGGTGAGAAAAAGAAAGTTTTGGCTGGTGAACTGTTTTCCGAATCCTTAGAAACATTTAAAGACGTTTATGGAATTGATAAATATAACGAAATTGTCAACCAATTAAACATTAAAACTCAAATACAATTACCTGGATCATACAGAATGGTTTCTGAATTTTGTAATGAGCTCGGCCAAATATACAAAACAAGGAATGTTTTGTTTATCAGGCCCGAATCTCAAGACATCGTTAAGATCGGCAAAATATTAATTAACGGTAAACGTATAGAAACTGGTTTTATTAACATTAAACCTGCTGAATTTATAACATTTGCAGAAAACCTGATTAGACCATACTCTTTTAATGCAAAAGGTGAAACTGTTGTTAAATCTATGACAATACCATGTTCAACTGCAACGTTGGCCAGTGATCAATTTAAATATCAATTACCAGTACTTTCCAGGATATTCCCAGTACAACTACCTATAATATATAATGACAAATTAACATTCCCGAAACTGGGTTATGATAAACGGTTTAATTCTTGGACACCGTCAAACGTACCGTACATTAACACAGAAATGAAATTGTCTGACGCAAAAACAATTATAAAAAATATTTATCAAGAATATCCGTTTAAAGAAGAAATACACAAACATTTTGCCATAGCAGGATTATTAACACCGTTCTGTAGAGGGTTGTATAACACATTTTCCACAAGAACGCCAGTTTTTATATATGAAGCTAACAGAGAACGGGCTGGGAAAGATCACATGGCGGGAATCACTGGTATAACGTATGAGGGAGTGAATGTTGAAGAACCTGCAATTTCTACAGGTTCAAAAAATTCCAATTCAAACGAGGAGTTAAGAAAGAAAATTTTGTCTTGTATTATGCAAGGTCGTAAAAGGTTCCATTCAGCTAATAATAAAGGTAAATTTAACAATGCCATATTTGAAGGTATAACAACAGCCGAACATTATAACGACAGGATTTTGGGTAGAAGTGAATCTATACAATTACCTAACGAAATGGACTTTTCAATGAGCGGCAATTTAGGGTTACAACTCACACCCGACATGATTAACAGGGCGAGAATAGTCAGGTTACATTTAGTGGAAGAAAAAGCTAACGAAAGAGTTTTTAAAAATCCTGATCTTCATAAATGGGTGAAAGATAATCGGTCATTGATAATATCTGCACTATATACACTTGTTAGAGAATGGGATAAGAAAGGGCGACCTAAAGGAAGTGTACCGTTTACATCTTTCCCTGATTGGGCGAACATTTGCGGTGGTATAATGGAATCTGCTGGATACTTGAACCCTTGTGTTACCGACAAATCAGTGATGGGTATTGATACTCAAACTGATGATATGAAAGAATTTTTCGAATGTTGTTATGATGAAGAGCCTGAAGAGTTATTATCAAAAAAAGAACTTTATGAAATTATTGAAAACGAACAACTGTTTGGCTATTTAAACTTTAACGAAAATAAAGATAAAATTAAGTTTTCAATAATGTTAAACAAATATGTTGACAGAGAACTTAGTGGAATTATTTTGAAAAGTGATAATAATAGAAGAGCGTCAAGAAGAAAATATATGTTTTCAAAAACAATTACGCTTAACAGACCGTTAAATGTAATCAAATTGGAAACACCGAAAAAAGTCGAAGTTGTTATTGAAAAATCTGAAAGAGAATTACAATATTATGAAGACCCACAATGTGACAATATAAAGCACGAATGTACTGAAGAAGAAGTTTACAATTTGATAAAAGAAAATTCTGGAAAACATCACGATTTTTTCCTTAACATAATGAAAAATGGGTTTCTTGGACATTTGAATAATCTAATTAATAACGGGAAAGTTAAAATCAACGATGATGATACTATAACAGAGGTATAAAATGGCAATCGATATACTTGAAAACATTCCAGCACTCGTTTACGATTTGGAAACTACTGGACTGGACCCAGAAAAAGATGAAATTGTTTGGTTTGGAGCTTACAGTTATTTATACAATAAACTTTACTTACTTGATTTTAAAGATCAACAATCAAAAATAAAAAAACTGATTGAAAAACATAAAATCCATATAGGGTTTAATAATAGGGAGTTTGATAACAAATTTTTAGAAAACCATTACAAAGATTTTGATATGTATAAGTATAAAGTTATTGTGGATTTGTTAGAAATATCAGCGTCAAAAAACAAAAACCATTTTGGTAAAAATAATAAAAATAAACTTAGTAGTATGGGTATAAAACTTAAAAGTTTTACTTTAAAAAATATTATAGAAAAATTAGGTCTTGACAATAATGGCACGAAAGGCGACATTGATTATAACATATTTAAAAAAGTTCAATGGACAGAAAATGAAATTATAGAAATAAAGAAATATCTAAAACAAGACATAGCATTAACAAAGAAACTTTTTGAATGGTATGTTACCCAGTTTTTACCTATCCGCCAATTTATGTCTGAGAAAAACCAAAACAATTTCAAGTACATAAAATCTACAATGTCATCGATTGTTTATTCTTGTTTCGCTGAACAGTGTGGGTTTAAAGAAGAATATGCTGAAAAAACTGAACATAAAAGTTATCCTGGTGGTCATCATATAATAAACAGACAGGAACTAGTAACCGGCAACATAATTGAAATTGATTTAGCTTCAGCTTATCCTCACGCTATGATGCAGGGAAACTTACATGCCAGAAATAAAAATGACGAACTGAACGATAAACATTTATGGTCTGGCGACAATTATTATACTATTCTTGGAAAATATGATAAACGTAAAATGTGTAAACAGGAGTTGTTTATCCAGAAATTGTATAATGAAAGAAGTATAGCTAAAAAGATCGGCGATAAACCTAAGAATTTATCTTATAAGTTGTTAATGAACAGCGGGTATGGTGCCACAGGTAGTCCTATTTTTAAAAATCTTTACGATTATGAAGCTGCACATGATGCCACAGCTATTGTTCGTACCTGGATCAAGAAAATGGCCAAACGATTAGATATTGAAGGGTTCATTCCTATTTATGGTTTTACTGATTCAATCTATGTTAAAATCCCCGATAACATACCTAAACGGTTAGGTAAAAAGTTTTTAATGAAATGCGTCAACGAATGTATTGAAGAGTTTAAATCTCATTTACCGTTTCCTTTAGAAACTTTCAAAATGGATGTTGAAGAAGAAATAAAAATGATATGGTTTGTAACTAAGAACTGTTATTTATACATAACTAATGATGATAGAGTTAAATTCAAATCGACATTACTGGACACTAATACGCCGCAGGTTGTATGGAACGTTTTTGAAGAATATATTAAACCAAAAATGATAAAAGAACTGGACGTAAATTTCACAGCTGAAGAACTTAACAACGAACTATTAAAACGTATTGAACAAGATATGTCTTTATGTTCTGTTGAGTATAAAGCTAATGAACTTGAAACTTATAAATCTAAAACAAGTTTACATCGCCAAATTTCACAAAGATATGGAGCTGGTAGACATCATTTAATTCCTAATTTAGCTGGTGTGGGTATTGGTAAACAAAAAAGTACTAGAAAAAGACCAGGAGTTAGACGTTGTACATTTGACGAGTTTAAAAATAATAATCTTACAATGAAACATATAGATATAAGCAAAATAATGTCACATCTTAAACCGTTCCTGAGAATTTAAAATGCGAGAAAAATTAGAATTGTGGGTTTTACGTGAAATTAAAATGAACGAGAGGAAACGTAAAAGAATAGAGGATGAAAAACAGACAACAATTAATGATTATTACATCATATAAATTATTAAAAACAATCACGTTTTATACATGACGTATAATAGGCAAGTAAACCCTAAATGGGAATTAAAGCTGGAGATAAAAAAATGGAAAATAATGAAGAATTTGAAAATGTTAGTGAGTTTGATTCACTGGAAGATTTTAAAACAATGTTTATAAAATCGCCAAAGGTGGGTGAACAGGTAGAATTTACCATAAAAGGATTTAAAAAAATCACTGATAAAAACGAGTTGGAATTTACTTTTGAAAAAAACGGTAAGAAAAAAACAGCAAGTAACGCTTTGAATAAAGTAGATTATGGTATTAAGTTACATACAACTGACGGTGCAACTTATTGGATAAACACTTGGGGAGTTTGGGGACAATTACAAGCTATTGCTGTAAAACTAAACAACAAAACATTTTCTGAACTAAATATAAAAATCGACCATCAGTTTAACGGTATGTTAGAAGAACATCGCGAAGATGCTTGGAAAGTTTATGTGAAAATTGACGGTAAGTTTAGAAGTTTGGACCGTAAAACTAACGATTGGGTGTGAAAACACTTTTTTATTTTTTTACAATAAGAGAGAGTGTGTGATGAGGTGTTTAAGTGAAAGTTGACTATACTATAGTACAGGATAGCAGGGAAAAACTTGGATTGTTCAATAAGTCAATTATTGAAAAATTAGATGTTGGGGATTATTCAATTAACGGGTACCAGGACAGAATTTCTATTGAACGGAAGGGAATGGGAGATTTATTTTCCACACTTTCGTCTGGTCACGCTCGGTTCAATCGTGAAATTGAAAGATCTAAAAGTTTAGATTATTTTGCAATAATTATTGAGGGAACCATTACCGATTGTATGTTAAAAAAGTTTAATTATTCTTACAAAACCAAAATGAAAGGGTATGTTATATTCTCTATATTAGTAACATTACATTTGAAACATAAAATACCATTTTTCTTTACACAAAATCGAGCAGAATCTAAGCGGCTGATTAAGGAATTGTTTAACGGGTTTGTTAGAAAGAATGGTAATCCGAATATATAACATATATACACAATATTTATATATCAGTTAAATATCATAATATTATCATATTGGGGTATGTAAAAAATGAAAATAAAAACAATTTATGCAGAAGCTAAAAAGAGTAAAAATTATCAAACATATTCTGTATCGTTAAGTGCAGATTTGGAAGATGGTGAAGAACCTGTCCAGAAAGTTAGAGAATTACAAACTATGTGTAGGAAACTGGCTAATGAACAGATAAACATTGACAATGCCTAAGTATTGTAAAAATTGTGAACTAACTATTGATGATGAAAATGATTATTGTCCATATTGCAGTAACGAAATATATGATCTGAACGAAGATAGGGAAGTTGAAAATATCCCAGAGGAGTTATAATGATTATTAAAAAAGGGGAATTATGAAAGTTGATAATAACGGATATGTTTGCAGAAAGATAAGTTTTAAACCTGCCAAATATGTTTCGTGGTTTTTAGGTAAACCATTAGTATCAGTACAAAAATTTTTATTATTACCAGAGAAATATCACGGTAAACGTATCAGGTTAAAGGTTGAAATTGTGGAGGATTTGAAAGAATGAGAAGTAAAAAAATTATGTTAAATTTATTACACAATTATCATGGTGAAGATAAGGAGTTTGTTAAAAACAGTTTATTTTTAGAAGTGTTAATTGACATCAGAAACGAGATCAAAGAAATGAAAGAAGTTTTGAATACCAGGTTAAAATAAAATGGCGATTAAATACTGTTTTGATTGTGATTTGGACGTCAATATTAAAGAAAAGAAATGTCCTAACTGTAATGGCACACTTAACAGAATATGCCATTGTGGTAGCAGTACAGAGCTAGAGGATTATCAAGAAGTATGTGAGGATTGTAGATAATGAAATTTGAAATATTAAAAATATCAGGAAAAGAAAAAAGTATAAACTATAAATTTGAAGAAACTATGGAAATGAACGGTACGTGGACTAAAAGTAGATGTACATATAATTCCGACAATTATACAGTTTTTCAATTGGATTATCATTCAAATAAATTTATTTATTTTATCGTTGAATGTGATTTTGATGGTGAACATTATTTTATGAGGAATAAACAATGAACAATCTAAGATTATCAGAAATTAAAGGTATGGTTGTTTTTGAGATGAAAAATGACGTGCTGATATTAAAAGGTGGGTATTAATGGGTAAATCTGAATTTGGAAAAGGATTGTGTTATTGTTTAGGATTGTTTTTAGCACACGAAAGAAAATATTATGCAGATAAAAAACTATATGATGAAACGAAACTTTCGGTAGCACCTATGTGGTTTAATGCAAGTAGTGACCATTTATACGAAATGTTTATTCCTGATACATTATCAAAATATTTACAAAACAGGTTATTAAAATTTCAAAATAAATGTTTAACGTGGGGGCACGGATTTAGTAAAGATAGTGAATCAACTTTAGAAGATTTTTTATGGGCTATCCAAGAAGCTAAAACTTTGTTAAGATTGATAGATAAAGCAAATGGGATTGAAACTATTAAAGGAGATTATGAATAAATGCGAGTAGATAAACACGGTTATTTGTCAAGAAAGAAAATTAATGAAAATGAGTTCAGAGATTGGTGGTTGGCAGCTAACACAGTTTATTTTCAACCACAAGTATCTATCCCTAAAAAATATTTAGGTAAACGTGTTAGATTTAAAATTGAAGTTATGGATGAAGGTAATTGAAAATGGAAGAAATAAATTTAAATGGAAAGATTTATGTTTTAAAAGCAGAAATTAAGAAAGATAAAAATGGTAATTAAGAAAGATAAAAATGGTAAT